CACGAGCCCTGGATCGGGTCACCCAGGCACAGCAATTAAGTGTGCATAAACAAGATTGTTGTTATATAAGATTCTAATTCATATGGTAACAGTACATAATATTTATTAATATTTACAAAACCATGTATTGGTAACAATACATTAATATTATATTTACAAGTACTTTAATAATTTACAATATTTACAAGGAATTAGCTACAAGAGAGTTGATAAATCTCTCATTCTTATTACGTATAACAACAAGTGGCTTTAGATCTTCATTTTTCTGATGCCATATCTTATACCAAGGTAAAGGTAATACTTTACTACCAGTTTTGTTTACAATACTGTAAGCTCTTTTCCAGATGTCACAGTTATGCATTAATTTCTTAGCTCCGATACGATCGGATTGCCTAAGAAAATTTGCATCGTCCATCTCTACAAAGAACTGATTTATATCATTATTTCTCCATATAGATTCTACGTACTTATTATATATAGTACGGTTATCTTCTACGAGATCATATGATTCAGTATCGTCAAAATTGGTTATGGTTGTGTAATCAAGATTCTGATCTTCTTCAGAAATGTCATATTTCTTAGTGATTTTCTTGATTTCACGTTCGTATAAACTATTGATCAAACATGTCTTTTCAAGACATATGTTCTTAACCCCTAGAGCTTTATATCTTTGTAAGATATAACTAGCGCATTGTCGGTGTTGAGTGTTGATCTGTTTATCGGGTCTAGGTCCTGGATTAAGTCCGAGTCCTCCCAACCAAAAAGGTATATAATATGGAACTCCATTAAGCATTGGAGAGAGTAAGAATTTATTATGATAAGTTTTAAACAGAAAGTCCAAATCTTGATACATAAATTCAAAATCACGCACAAGCTGGTTATGACACCAACCCATCCTAGAAACAGCCTCTATAATTTCTCTTTTCTTAGTATTTAAATTTTGTTTATCTTCAGCGTTGCCGGAGCGAACAAGACCTTTAAGTAAACCGAAGTTTAAAAAGGGAATTTCACAAAATTCAATATTGAGTAGTGTTTCTTTTGGATGTGCATATTCATCAATAAACTCTGATATAATGTCTAAATTTTCATACAACGGATCCGATTGGATCAATGGATAAGTATGTTCTTTAACCATAAAGGTTCTTGAATTCATTTCTATGAATTCTCGAGAAAAGAATGTCTTTCCAATTGAATTATATAGACCAACCATCGCAGCTACTTTCACCCAGATGTCAAAATCTGTTAATGGAAAGCAACAGTCGTCACCATTAATCAAGCCAGGAAAATGACTTATAGGAACACTAATTCCATAATCTATTTCTACTGCCTTTCGGCACACAGCAAAATTAATCATGCACAGAACTGAAAACGATAGGATTTTTCCCATCGGCTGAGCTTCGGTTTGCTCCTCTTTAAAGGAGACTTTGGTCTTTTCTTTCACAAATTGTTTTGAAAGTTTATCATAATCATTGTAATTTAATGAATATTGTACGATGTTTCCTACAAGGGAACGTACAACGACCTTACGATAGTTTTCACTAAGTTGTAAGTGTTCACATATTGCCTCAATGCAGTCTCTGGTACTTTTGGAGTACATATTATTCGTAGCATTGTCGTAATCTCCTGATAAGAACTTTTGTTCGGGCCTTAATCCTTTAATCACAGCACTTAAGTGCTCTGGTGTAAGAGGAGTTGCAGTAACAGCAAAAACATTATGTTTTTTTAAACTATTAAATAGATACTGTTGCAACGGTTTAAGGAGCCAAGTCTCTAGAGCACATGGAGTGGTTATTCCACGGACTTTTAATGCTTCTGATAGTCCTATAGGTACTATCACGGAGGGATCCATA